TTTCGAATACAGATTCTAGTAAATTATGACGGAAGGTAGCGTAGGAGTTCTGGAAAGAAGTCACAGTTAAAGTGATTCCCTCAGAAAGCTTAAATCCTAGACCACCAAGGTCCTGGGGTAGAAATAAATTAAGATTACCCTTTCTAGTCGCCCAATCTACGTTAGCACGGTGGTAATAGAGAAAACGGTTATGCGCATTAACTTTGTTAGTCGCGCCTTCCATTAAACTATTATAAATGTCCCAGAGAGGGACAGCACCTTCGTAGCGGGTTCCACTTTTATCTTGACCCATCAACAAACCGTTGTTGAGGAAAGATATAGGAGTAAACTCATCTATGTCACCATTAATTGAATGAATGAAACAACGCGAGTTAATAGTAAATACCGTGTCATGGCAATAGTTCTTACCAACCGAAAGCTCGAAGCCTGCATGATTGATGTACTTAAGCCAGATCTTGTAGAATCGTGGATCAGCCCGGAAGAGGATATCGTCCCCGTTAATTAAAACAGGTATATCTCTTGGATTGGCCTTAAAACCAGTATATTCTTCAAATGCTTTGATATAACATATCAAATTGGCAAAACAAAGAATAGGAAAGGATAGGATCGAACCCATCAACTGACCGTTTCGTTGGTCTATCACGAATTCATCCTTGTTGGGAGAGATATTCAGATGTGAAACTGAAGGGTCTTTCCGCAGGTCTTTAACATACTTCCTAGGATAATGGAGCTTCTGTTCGTAAAGAACGGAGCGAAGAATCTCCTGTTTATCATCAGGAACTCTGAGTACTTCTAAACAGGTTTCAAAAATGTGTTTAGTGACTTCGATATTTAAGTTGTCTGTGGCGCTCTTGTAGTCGCCGGACACCCAAAATCTAGTACTAGGATCCAGACGGAAATTCCGTCGGACAGCATTTCTGATTTCTGATTTAAGTAAGCATCGAAAGTCATCCACACGAAGCGGACGAGTAGTCAAAACCATACAAGGGAAGGTATCGAGGTACTTTTTCAAACTCTTCTGAAATGATTTGGCGTAATAGAAGGATAAAGCATTACCCTTGGTAATGACACGACATTTCAAGCTCTCAGACAAAGGCACAACACCAGTCTTCGAATACTCAGGTTTGAGTATGTTCGAACTGATAGAAATGGCCTTATGGACTGCGTCCATATCTGGAAGAGCATATGATTTGTTACGTTTCATTCCACCCTTAACAATAATAGGGTCTGATGCGACAAATTCCAAACCAAGTTGTCGAATAACTTCATAGTACTGACCTCCCTTAACCTGACTTCTCTCGAAGCTAGAGTTGTGAGAAGGTTCAAGAGCTTTAGGCTCCCAAATTGGAGTACCGCGCCTGGGCTGAAGAATTCGTTTGATAACGGAAGAAAACACATTACCAATGACATCTTGGAATCGGAGATTGTGAAATGTAAGCCTCTCTTGACGTGGATAGTCAACTTTTCCCTCAGAAGGAGAACCTTCATAAAGGTCACCGACAACAATGTCGTACCAAGGTTCTAACACTATCTTAAATGCATTTTCAGGCACCTTAGACAATGCAAGAACATGGTCCTTGACAGATTGTAGTAGAAAAGATTGATCCACGGGAGCACAACCGCGCTTAGTTCCTTGTAAAAGGTTCCAAGCAAGTTTTAGCCCCACAAGTTCACTTGGAGAAAAGGAAGGTTTTCCGACTTTCTTTGGAGTAAACTTGTTCTTAAGAAAACGTTTGACATGTCCGGTCCAGATTAGAAAATGACCTGGAAACCCGTCGGGTTTCTTTGGAAGATCATTACGTAAAATCTGTGCCATGGGACAGGCCAAAGCGTATTTAGCATATTTCACAAAACATTTGTGAGGAAATTTGAGTACATTTACTAATAACTTGTACTGTTGTTTAGCTTCAAAACGTAGAGTAAAATCAGGAACTAAATCCATAATCGACTCCACGTATGAGCGAGAAAAGCAAAGAGAGTCATAAAGGTGACCATCCCTATCAAGATAAAAGACCGCTTTATCAGCGTTCAACTTCAATTTGCGTAAACATTTTGCAATGTAGCGATAATATGAAGGGAATTCATCTTGCGATCGAGCTTCTTGGGCGAGTTTTAAATTCGCTTTAGAAAGTTTCGAACCCTCGAATAAAGTGAGGAAGATGAAGTCTAATTTCTTAATGAGGGACGGGAGCCCTATAACTCTCTCCACATGGGCATTCTTTAAAGTCAACTCAGGAATAAATTCCAGAGAAACTTTGACAGAATCTTCGATCAGCAGTTTGCTGATCGGAAACCATGTACCAGAACCGGGCAAACCCCGGTGCTGTGAACCAACCAACCCATCGCATACTTCTCGAAGAGAAGTGTCTGACGTGTGCGAAAGC